TGTATTAAGTATACAGGAGGTGTTTTTAATGGAGCAAAAAAGCTTAACCGCACTGATAAGCGCATTCTCAAGGGCGTATCATGCGCTAAACAATGAGGTTACAATTTTTAATGACAGCTTGGCAAGAGATTTACTGACTGATGAAGAATTTAATCAAATAGCAAAGAATATGTCGAATGGAATAGGATTTTTCAATCCATCATTTGTTGGAGAACCAGAACAGGCATTAAGATGGGTTGTTGATAATCAACTATCTCCCTCGCCACTTGGCAGGGCGGCTTTTGCCGAAAAATCTCTTGAGTGGGCTGTTCGCACGGGAACAGAACAGTATTTAATTTGGGGAGCCGGATATGACACTTTTGCGTATCGGCAACCATTATGGGCAAAGGCATTGCAAATTTTTGAGGTAGACCATCCGGCTACCGCAAGAGATAAACAAGAGCGGCTGAAAAGTGCCGGAATTGTAATTCCCGACAATGTTCACTACATTGAAGCAGACTTCACAAAAGGAACATGGAAGAAAGAAATGCAAAATCACAACTCGTTTAATAGTGATAAAATAAGTTACTGTTCCATTCTTGGTGTCGCCTATTATCTCTCAAAGGAATCCTTCGAATCGGTAATTTCTTCTATAAGTAGTATTGTGGCGAAAGGCAGTTCCATTATATTTGATTATCCAGATGAAAACAGCTATACTGAAAAAGCCGGAGAACGAACAAAAAAGCAATTCATGCTGGCGGGTGTTGCAAACGAAAAAATGTTGGCATGTTATTCCTACTCTGATATCGAACAATTGCTTTCAGCACATGAATTTTTGATATATGAGCACTTGGAGCCCCAGGGAATAACAGAGCAATACTTTGCGCTCTATAATGAGGCCAATCCTAAAAATCAAATGAGTGCTTTTGACAATACGAATTATTGCCTTGCAGTGAAACAATAAGCATAATTTTCAATTGCAAATCTTTGATTTGTCTGACAGACACAAAATATCAGAAAAGATCTAAAAAAACAAGGGCGGGGTGATAGTCCCGCCCTTGTCCATCAAAGCACATATTCAATAGAAATGATAAATCCGAACACATTACCCACTTGGATAATGTAGTTCGGATTATCATTGTTTGGAGCGTGTTGACGAAAAAGATGCACCTTATATGAGCGTTGCCGTTTATATGTTGTATGGGTGTTTTACTTTACAGCGAAAACCTTGGCGCAGTGGAGATTTATTTGCATCGAGTATATCAAATGAGCAGCAGGCTCCCAATTAAAATAAGTGCCATCATTTTACTATAATTTGTAATTTCGATGAATTTTTTCTTGACGTATTCATCAGTTCCTGATGTTAACATATGCATATCTGTAGAAGTCGGGTTAATCATCACTAAAATGGACACCCAAAATGGAGAAATATGGGCTTTGTCAGCATTACTAAAAGTGAAGCATGGAACAGGATTTAAAACTATTGTTAATGCGAGACTTTTTTATAAGTATACTTGAAATGCTCAAAAATCCGGGCCATATTCAATAAAATCTGCAACAAACATCATCTTTCTGGCAGTAGAAATATAGTTTTTTAAATGTTTCGTTCGAAGTACGGAAATCAGACCATTTTTATTGTTTCCGTCAAAGCAAAGAGGAAGAAGAGTTAACGCAATCTTTCTATCGTTCTCACTTAGTGTCTCTAACTCTAGAAGTGCAGACAATGTATTTCCAGCATTTTTTGCGCCCGTTACAAAGTCCTGAATCATAGCGCTTACACAATCACTGGGTAAATACTTCCTTAAAAATACTGGAGTAAATGGTTTTTTCTGTTCCCCTGACATATTTTCAATTTTTGTTTTGCTTACTGGTAAATCTTTAAATGCAGTATCTTTTGCGGTAGTGAAACATACTGTTGTATGATTCTTGTATGCCTGCAATGAAGCAATTAACTCTGGAATTCTTCTTTTTAAAAATCCGTTCCCACATATCGCTGCTCTTTGCATGTATGCAATCAATTGATCAATTTCATCACACTGACTGATAATAAACCAGCAGGGGCGAGGAGTACCGTTTGTGCTATATGCGGCGGCAACAAATGGCCACGCTTGTTGGGCGGTCAATTTCCGATTTTCAGCGGTTAAGACACCTGCAGAATCTAGTCCTAAAGCGTACAAATCTACTAAAAATTCGTCAATTGGTAAATCCAATCTATTTTCATCAAGACGAGTATTGGCTGTCAAAATGTCATTATTAAATTTATCCGGGGTCGTGCTTAGCGTGCGCTTAATATTTTGTATGGCTATTGGCAGTGCTTCTGGGTTATGAGGCTCAATCCGAACAGGTACCCCGTCTTTGCCACCGCGGTTTTTAAGTAAATATATGCTATGCGCATCTGTCAATGTTTTTGCTAAATATGACAGATCCCCTTCTGTTGGTGGTGAGACAGCAATTCGATCAAATGAATCAACCCAATCTGGCTTTATTTCTGGGATATACGGTAGGACAATATACATTCCGCGCAACAAATTTACTTTTGCTGCATTGTCTTTTGCAGAACGAAACCTTCGGGTAAGATCTTCTATAATTACCTCTCTATCCCGAATTGCCGCTTCAGGCGCTGGAAGATTTTTTAGGTATGGCTTTAATTTTTTGCTCTGAGATAGCAATTGAATAAAATCAAATATATCCGAGGCCACGGCAATTGCTATATCACGTGAACAACCGAGTCCTGCATGCAGACCATTAGCACGTAATTCTTGGTGTAGTTTAAATTTCCCAAGGCAATGGAGAATCTTCGTTCTTTGCTCCGCGTGGTCATCAGGATTTCCCCAAATATAGGAAATGCAACTATCTTCGTTTTTTATGTAGCGGCGCATATCTTCAATGACCTCACTGCCAAATCGATATACGCCAGATGCTATATTTCCATCCTTATACATTGCCTCTACACCTTTTGCCTGAACTAAACACGCTTTTACCAGAAGTTCTGCAGCAGCACCATAAAGGCCGACTATTGGAGCCTGTTTAGTTTCAGGTTTACGAAGGTTTCTAAGTGTTGGCATAGCCATACCATAAAGTGCCATTAAATAAGACTCAACACCACCATCTAACAACACAATTGTATTGTTCTTCAAAAATTTCGGCATGGTATTTCCTCACTTCCTTTAGTGCATTAGGCATTAAGATAACCAGTATTTGCGTATATCAAAGCTGGATTTGTGCCATACATTCACCTTATTAATGCCTTTTATTGTACTGCTGTTTCCATAATTTGTCCACTGTATCCAGTAAATAAGAAATGGAGGCACGCCCAACACTCAGCCAGTGTGTCTCGATTTGCCACTTCAGTCGGGTAATCTGCGTGTATAGCAAGGTGGACTTTTTCGCCACGATCATGTTCTCGCGCTAGCGCCCGAAGAACCAGTGTTAGTTTTCGTGATTCCTATTGACAAACAGGGGAGGCGATGTTCAGTCTCTCAACCAGCATAGACACTCTATTTGTACCAGTAGTCAATCCAGTAAATTATGTTGCTACCGGCTTATCGTATCCACAGCATTTTTACCTTCTGCAATTTTGAATTGTCCGGTGATAGTATCCGTTTAGAGGCTTCAACCGTCGACGCATCGGAGAAACTTCTTGCCGAAGCTATGTCCTTGCTTATAGCGACCTTTTTACATCGGTGCTAATCTCGCGCATCACATTAGCAGCGAAGTCTTGCGAGTTTCCTCGCCTTATTTTCCGTGGTATCCTGACCTAATAACAAAGGAGGATATTGCTATGAAATATTCAAACAAAGAAAAGTTATCCATTGTCGCACGCTGCCAGCAAGGGGAAAGCATTGCCACTCTTTCCAATGAACTCGCTATCCCGCGCAGCACCTTATATCGGTGGCTCAAATCTTTTCCTACGGACAGTGCTGGAAAGCCATTGAAATTTTCCTATCAAGAATATACATTACTCCAGCGTAAAGTTGAAAAATTACAAAATATCATCACGATTCTAAAGTCTGCTGATTGTTTGGTATCCGCACCATTGAGGGAACGGCTTCATGCTTTGGAGCCGTTTTATGGAAAATATGAGATCCATACAATATGCGAAGCTCTGGATGTCGACCGTGGTACATTTTACAACCATATGTTACGAAACAAGCGTGAAAATGCCTGGTTTGAGAAGCGCCGACAAGAGTATTGCCAAGTGATTCGAGATGTGTTTGATGAATATCATCAGGTGTTGGGCGGGGAGAAAATTCGGACGATTCTCATTCAGCGTGGGCATCAAATCAGTGCGGAATATGTCTCACGGCTCATGCGTGAGATGGGCTTGAGCAGTGTTCGGACAACAGCGAAAAAGGAATATCTGAAATTGCGTGAGCCGGAGCGAAAGAAGAACCTCCTACAACAGCAATTTACTGCCACTCAGCCAAATCAGAGGTGGGTCAGCGATGTTAGCTGTTTTAAACTCGGAGATCACTATTTTTATGTCTGCGTGATCATTGATCTCTTCTCCCGTAAAGTAATCGCATATAAGATTTCAAAAAGGAATAGTACGCAACTTATCACCGCAACATTCAAAATGGCATATGAGGAACGCCAACCACCGTCTGGTCTTATTTTTCATAGCGACCGAGGAGCGCAATACACCTCACATCGTTTCCAACAGCTCCTGCATGAACACAATACGGAGCAGTCTTTTTCGCAACCCGGCAAGCCACATGACAATGCGGTCGCAGAATCATTCTTCGCATCGCTGAAAAAAGAAGAACTCTATCGAAGAGAACATCCTTCCGATAGAGCATTTCAAGCCAGTGTTGCCTCCTATATTGAGTTTTACAATACCAAACGACCGCATCGAACATTGAAAAATCTAACACCATGCCAGATGGAAGAAAACTTCAGCAAGAACGACAAATGAGACATCTGTGTTCGAATCGCCTGGTTTTTACGTTTTCTGCTTCGATTTGAAGAGGTTTGAATTTGAGCGTCTCATATTCGCTTTGGTATAATGTCTTCAAAAAACACTGTCATACCAAGGCTTTTGAGGTGCAAAACGACCCTACCCGATCCGCAAGTCTCATCAACTTGTTCGAATTGGGTAGGATCGTTCAGGTTTGCGGGCTTTTGAGGCTCGATTTTCCGTTTTGCAATTCGAACCCCCAGCATCTTGTGATGACGGATGAATGATCTGTAAATGTGCGCGTGAATCTGTAAATTAAGTATACGTGAAAATACATAAAACGTCAATTCCAATAGACCAATTTTACGAGCCTTTCATTTGAAGATCCTTTGCGCTATCAATCGTCATGTTTGTTTCCTCCTGTTTTTTGTCTTGGGCGTAGCCTGCGTCAACACAATGGCATAACGTAGTCGGGAAAGCTATTCGTGAACCCGGACAAAGATTTATGCCTGAGCTTGTGAAAAACTTACTTAAATAGAAAGTGGAGACACATTAGCCAATCGCCAGTGCGCCTCCACTCATCATTTCAGTCGGATAATCTGATTATAGAGCATTACGAACTCTTTCTCCACCACCATGTTCTCATGGTAATGCCCGAAGAACCAGTACTGGAATCTGCAGCGTTCCCGAATCTCATCGAAGAAGTCTGTCAGCGCATCTCGCTGGTACAATCCTCTACTGAAGGTGTCCTGGACACTGCTGGGGCAGCAATGGGTAATGATGTAATCTACATCACACCCTGCCTGATTCAGCGTTTTCCTTGCGGTTTCGTATTCATCCTCGCTGGGCAGTTCCTCTTTCCACCAAGACCTGTGGTTGACGCGGAACAGCGCGCCTGCGGCGTTGAGCTGCCGCAGCTTTCGCTCATAGTCCGGATTATCCGGTTCCAGAATGCCGTCCCGGATATCGTGGCTGCTGGCGCCGCCCATGGTAAATATCCGCTTTCCGCAGATGTTATAAAGCTGGCCCCGCATCAGATGCAGGACGCTGGGGCGTATGGCCTGTACCAAGCCGCCGTGCCATTGGCTGATTGGATAGTTGCGGAGCAGATCATAGTTTTCATGGTTTCCGCTGACGAACAGCGTGGTAAAGGACCTGGTCTCCAGCCAGTCCAGCCACTGCTGCTCCGCATCGCCGCCATCCCAGACACCGCCGAAGTCTCCACAGATGATGAGGTAATCCTCTTTGGTCAGGTCACGTTGCTCATGGAATGCTGCAGGCAGGAGCCTGCTGAAATCACCGTGCGTATCACCGGTTATAAAAATGGCCATTTCCTTTCTCCCTTTTCTATTCATTCTACTTCCTGTTCCAGCACCACATCCGAGTCTCGGAAGTGGATGTGGATGGTTTCCGCATCCTCCACCGTGATCTTTTGGATGACCTGCCGGACGAGCTCATTGTCAAATTCCGTGTAGCCCGCGGCGCATTCCATGATACTGTCCCACATCTGCCGGCGTCTGGCAGCCTGTTCCTCCAGATTGACCTCTGCCTGCTGCGCGTCTGCGATCTGCGCCTTAAGGGATTCCTTCTCATCCGTCAGCGCTTTCATTCTGGCATTCAGCTCGGTATCGGCCATGTTGACGAGCAGCCGATCCAGCACATCGCTTTGCTCCCGGCTCACCGCATCCATACGCTTCTTCAGCTGCAGCAGCCGTGCACCAGCCTGAGATAACGCCTGTTTTGCTTCCTCCGCCATGGCCAGCACATCGGGGCAGACCTCCTGCCGGATGGCGGCGTACTCATTCATGGCCGCGAGGATGGCGCTGTGCAGCCTGCCTTCATCCAGTGTTGGGGAGTGCTGGCAGTATTTTGTGCCGAACTCCAGCCGGGAGACGCAGCGCCACACGATGCGCTTTTCCCCGTTTCTGGCCCACGTTACCCGCTTGTAGGGGGAGCCGCACTCGCCGCACACCAACAGTTCTGTCAGCGCGTATTTACCGGAGTATTTCCCAAGTTCCGTTTTTCCGCTCTTTTGCAGCACCTTCCGTTTGCTGGACCGGCGCGTCATCTCCTGCTGCACCTGATTGAACAGGTCCCTTGAGACAATGGCCGGATGGCTGTTCTCCACATAGTACATCGTGCGTTCACCACGGTTCTTTTTGACCTTTTTGTTGATGCAGTCCGTCACATAGGTTTTCTGCAGCAGGGCGTCTCCAATGTACTTTTCATTGGTCAGGATATTGTGGATGATGGAGGGAGACCAGCGCTCTACACCCTGTGCGGTGGGAACACCGTCCTCCTCCAGCTCCCGCTTGATCTTTCCCAGGGTGCAGCCGTTCAGATACCTATGGTAAATGCGGCGGATGATCTCCGCTTCCTCCGGTACGATCTCCGGCTGTCCGTCCGCCCCCTTCCGGTATCCCAGCATCTTCTTGTACTGGAAGGTGACCTTTCCCGCCTCCGCGCTCTTCTGCTTTCCCCACGCGACATTCTTGCTGAGAGACTCGGATTCCGCCTGGGCGAAGCCGCTGAACAGGGTGATGAGAAATTCGCTGGATTCCGTGAGGGTGTTGATGTTTTCCTTCTCGAAGTACACCCCAATGCCGTTTGCTTTCAGGAGCCGCACCGTATCCAGGCAATCCACCGTGTTTCTGGCAAAGCGGGAGAGGGACTTGGTGATGATGAGGTCGATGTGTCCCCGCTTGCAGGCGGTGATCATCTTGTTGAACTGCGTCCGTTTTTTCAGGCTGGTGCCGGAGATGCCCTCATCCGAAAGTGTCAAGAGAAAACAGAAAGATTATTCGACTTTTTCTCAGCGCCAGAAAAACACCGATCTTTTTTAGTCTATCCTAAACACTGGAGCCCTCCTGTGTTCACGATAGACCAAAAATAAATATGCTGAACGAGAGAGGCAGGGACGCCTCTCTCGTTCACTCGTTACCAAATCAAATTGTCTGCAAAAAAGATTCTTCTTCCAGTCTTACGCAGAGCTGCGACCAGACGTAAGTTTTCGCTTACATTCCTTCCCAAGCGGTTCTCGTTTTTCATCAAAAGGGCGTCGGCTTGTCCGCTCTTTACCATTTCCAGTGCGGCGCAAAGCCCAGGCCTTCTGTAATCTATCCCGCTTCCGTAATCCTCAAAGCGCCCAACAATTACATTGCCGCTATTCTGCGTGATCTGCTCAAGTACCGCCTCCTGGCTTTTCATAGCCGTCACGGCTTCTTCGCATTGTTCCTTCTGCGCCACCCTCATATAGATTGCTACACGGAGTCTATTTTTCTTATCCCTCATGATTTTGTTCCTCCCCAGTAAGCAGCTTCATATAACTATCACTAAAATTCCAGACAATCTCAATCCGTTTCCCATCATATACCCGTATGCTCTGGATCAGCTTCTCTACCGTCTGCCTGTTGAGTGTGCGCAGATGACTTAGTTCTTTTAATCTGGCAATATCCTCCCTGCAATGCAGCACGGCGCCATCCTGTGTGCCGGTCTGCGTCCCACTCATGTCCAGCAGCTTTGTACGCTGCTCAAGTATTGTCTTATCCAGTTTGGCGCACTTTGCATCATAGGTTTTCTGGGTCAAATCCCCTTGGTTGAACAACAGGAAAGCCTCCGCCTTCTGCGTTGTCAGATGATCCAGTTTCATTTGAATGCGCCGCCGCTGCTCCCAGAGCGATTCCCGTTCCCTACGTTCGGCGTTCTCCAGTTTATCCAGCCGTTTTTCTGCTTTCCCCGCAAGCCTCGCCTGAAAACGGATCGAAGCCAGCACCGTGCGGATCAAATCATCCTCGAAAAGCCGGGCGCCCAGACAGGCGGCTCCGCTGTTCCAGGCTCGCCTTTCACAGTGGTAGTAAACGCCGAGGTCTACCACGTGTCTGCCGAGAGCGAGGCCACAGTGCCCGCATTTGAGCTTACGTGAAAACAGATGGACCACAGGGGTGTTTGTTTCCCGCTTACTCGAATGCCGCCGCAGCGTCTCAAGCTGCCTTTGCGCTTCGTCAAATGTCTCCTGTGAAACGATAGCCTCAAATGTGCCGGGCACTACGATCCAGTCCTCTTCAGACTGCTTCCTGGATGATTTTTGATTGCCCAGTTCCGTGCGGGTCGTCTTAATGCCAATCAGCTTGCCGGTATACCTTTCGTCGCGGAGGATACGCGTAATAGCCTTATCACTCCATTCGTTCTGAAGCCTTGCGGAGTTCCATAGCTGCCGCTTCGAGCCGAGGTCACGCTTTCTTTGGGAAGGAGTGGGAACCCCATCCCGATTTAATCCCGAAGCAATCTGCGTCGGCCCCTCTCCGGCATTGCAGCGTTCAAATATGCGCCGGACAATATCCGCCGCTTCCGGGTCCGGAATCAGCAGCCGGCGGTCCGCCGGTGATTTAACATAGCCGTAAATGGGGTAGGCAGAAACGCATTGACCACGTTTGGTGTACTGCCGGTACGAGTCTTTAACCTTTTGCGAGAGATCCCGGCTGTAGAGTTCGTTAATCAGATTCCGCAAGCCGTTGTTGATGTCGCCTGCCACGCCATAAGGATAGTCTTTGCTGTCGTAGCCGTCGTTGACAGAAATGAAACGGACACCGAGGAAGGGGAATACCTGCTCCAGATAGTTGCCCACCTCCACATAGTTACGGCCAAAGCGCGAAAAATCCTTGACGATGACGCAGTCAATTTCCCGACGGCGCACCATCTCCAGCATCGCCTTGATCCCGGGCCGTTCAAAGTTGGTGCCGCTGCGTCCATCATCCTGAAACTCCAAGACCTGATATTCTTCAAACTCCGGATGCGTCTCCAGATAGCGGTTTAAGAGCATACGCTGATGGGTTACACTGTTGCTCTCCGGTTTATCACCATACCGGGCGTCCTCATCGGCAGAGGACAGCCGGATGTATTTCGCAATCATCATACAGCATCCTCCTCTCCCACTGCGGCCAGCAGTTGTTCACGTTCATCATGAAAGCGGAGAAGGATTTCCACCCGGTTATTCCCATAGATGGTGACGCGCTCAATCAGGGAAGCGGCCAGCTCCTTTGTCAGATGGAAGGGGCGGCCCAGCCCTCCAAACGCGGCGAGCCACGGATTTTTCTCCGTCAGGGTTTCCGACCGGTACCGCTGCTGCTCCCGCAGGTCAAATATCTGCTTCTTCAATTCCTCCGCTTCTCCCATGCAGCACTCCTTCAGCAGTTCATAGTCCGCCTGAGCCATCTGTCCGCCGAGGTAGTCCCGCATAGCGTTCCTGCGTGTTCCCTCTACACGCTCAAGCTGCGCATTTAATTTTTTCAACATCAACGCGCCCTGATCCGCTTTACTGGACGCTCTCGCTGACAAACGTTTTGCCAAAGCAGTCATATCCACGGCCTGTTCGATCTCCTTCTGAATGACCTGTTCCAACGAATCCAGCAGAAGATCCTCCGGCAGAAACTTGTAGCTGCACCCGCTCTTTTCCAGCATGGCGGCATAGCTGGGACAAAGATAGTAATAGGACACGTTCTTGCCATGAGAGACCTGCTTGTAGCGCACCATAGTCCGTCCACAGTCAGAACAATAGACCAAGCCCTTGAGAATATTCTCACGCTTTCCCAGGTGGTCATATTTCCCGAGCCGCGCGTGGTAGGCGGTGTTTCTCTCCGCGCATATGGCCTGTACCGCGTTGAAATCCCCCCGGCTGATAATTGGCTCATGGGTGTTTTCCACGACTGTCCACTCATCCCGCGGCAGCCGCTTGTCCGGCCGCCCGGCGTAAAACTCCGAACGCCGCCGCCCCTGCACCATATGGCCCAAATAGACCTCATTGCGCAGAATATCCTTGACGGACTGGACCAGCCACGGCTTATACCGGGCAAAGCGTTTATCCAGGATGATGCCCTTCTGGTAGCGGTAGCAGCCGGGAGAGGGTACTCCGGTCGCATTCAGCCAGCGGGTAATGGCGGTGTCGCCCTGGCCCTCCAGCTTACGCCGGAAGATCTCGCGTACCACTCCGGCAGCCTCCGGGTCGATAATAATACGGTGTCCATCCACCGGATCTTTCCTATATCCATAGGATGCAAATGCGCCGATAAACTCTCCGCGCCGCATCTTTTCCCGCAGCACCGAACCAGATTTTCGGGAAATATCCTTGGAATACATTTGATTGACCATATTTTTTAGCGCTACGGTCAGACAATCGGCGGTCGTGGCGTCGGCGCTGTCGTAGCCATCCGAGATGGAGATGAAGCGCACGCCCATGAACGGGAAAATGTGCTCCAGGTAATTGCCGGCCTCTACATAGTCCCTGCCAAAGCGCGAGAGGTCCTTCACTACAATACAGTTGGCCTTGCCGCTTCGGACAGTCTCCATCATTGTCTCAAAACCGGCCCGGTCAAAGTTGGTGCCGGTTTGTCCGTTATCTTCAAAAATGCCTACGAGCTGCAATCCTGGAGCGTTCGCTATGTACTGCCGGAGCAGCTCCTTTTGGTTCTGCAGCGCCTCGCTGTCGGCGCGGTCCCTTGTTTCAAAGATGGACAGTCGGGCATACCCTACAGCCAAATAAGTTGGAGCAGGCTCAGGGCACGGCTTGGACTGTACGGCCGCAGCGGTCTGCCCGCTGTTTTCCGCGCGGATCAGGTCCTTGCGTGACTTTCTCGCCATCGCTTACACCGCCTCTCTCAGCGGCTGACGGGCCGTTTCTTCCGATGCGAAGATCATAGCGTTGGCAAACTGCTCCTGGTAACGGAACACGATCTCAATGCGCCCGCCCTCGTAGACCAGAATCCGCTCCACCAGGCGTACCAGGACCTCCCGATTCAGCGTTTCCAACTGTCCAAACTGCTTGAAGTGCTGAATCCATGGACTGTCCGGGGTACAGCTCTCCAGCATCCGGTCAAGTTCCTGCTGCTGGGCCTCAATGGCCCGCTCAACCTCCTCGCAATCGCGGGTAAAAATGCGCTTGAACTCGTGAAAGTCAGCCCTGGAAACTTCTCCAGAGGCATAGCGCCGATAGAGGGAGTCCCGGATGTCCTGCTTTGTGACCAGCTCCTGGCGCAGCGCCTCCAGCCGTTTGTCCAGCTTCTCCGCCGCAACCTTCTGCAACGGCCGGCGGGCAATGGCTTCCAGCGCCCCGTTCAGCTCTATCACGGTGCGGATATGGAGATTAACCCCCTCCAGCACGGCCTGCTCCAGCTTGGCCTCGCTGATGGTGTGGGGCGAACAGGCAGCGGTATCGGAGCGATGGGTGATACAGCCATAATAGTGGTAGGTTTTGCCGTCATAATAGGTGGTCTTGCGCACCATGCCGCCCTTGCAGTCCCCGCAGCAGAGAAGCCCCGCGAACGGATGCACCGCCTTTTTCCCGGGGGCTGTGCGGGTATCCGTCCGCATCAGGCGGGCCGCGAGGTCAAAGTCCTCCCGGCTGATGATGGCCTCATGGGTATCCTCTACGCGCATCCACTCTTCAGGCGGCCTGTAAACGACGGTTTTGACCTTATAGTTGGGCGTGGTACGCTTTCCCTGCTCCATGACACCGAGATAGACCTCATTTTGCAGAATGCGCCGCACGGCCGTGGCCGACCACCTGGTTTTATTGTGGACACGATAGCCGGATTTATACTTCATGCCCCTGCTCCGCTTGTACTCCATAGGAGAGGGGACTCCCAGGGTGTTAAGTTCATCGGCGATGGCCTGGCAGCTCATGCCGGATATCCGCCGGGCAAAAATCTCCCGCACCACGTCGGCGGCCTCGGGATCCACCACCAATCTGTTTTTATCTTTCGGATCTTTGGAATAGCCGTAGGCGGCGAAGGAGCCGATGAACTCTCCGTTGCGCCGCTTGACGTCAAAATGGCTGCGTACCTTGATGGACGTGTCCCGGCAGTAGGAGTCATTGATCAGATTTTTGAAGGGCAGGATCAGGCTGCTGGAGGCGTCCAGATAGGCGGTATCATAACCGTCGTTGATGGCGATAAAGCGCACGCCTAGGGCTGGGAACAATTTTTCAATATACCGGCCCGCCTCAATGTACTCACGGCCGAAACGGGAGAGATCCTTGACAATGACGCAGTTGACTTTCTGCTCTTTGACCGCCTCCAGCATCTCCTTGAAACAGGGACGTTCAAAGTTGGTGCCGGTGTAGCCGTCATCGTAGCCCTCCATCACCAGCTTCAGCTCCAGGTGCTGTCCGATATAGCTGTGGATCAAGTCCCGTTGGTTTTTGATGCTGTCGCTCTCTATTTTATCACCGTCCTCTTTCGAGAGCCGGCCGTAGGCATAGCAATAAAAAAGCTCCATGAAAATACCTCCTGACTGATTCCGCAAATGCGGTCATAAGCCAGAAAAGATCATGAAGCAAAAATCCTTATTCTGATTTAGTCCGCATTCACTATATCATCTTTTCCGCCCCGTGTAAAGCGCGAGTTTTGGCGGCGTTGTCCTTTAGAATGGCTGCACGGCGTTCTCCTCCACCGTGCTGTATCGTTCCCGCCACTGCTCCGGCGTCAGTTTTGACCGCTCATAGCAGAACAGGCGGCCCAGCACACACTCCCAGCCGCGCCGGGCGCAAATATCTCCGTTTGGCATTTTCATGGTATATCGTTCCCAGGAAGTCCTGCGCCGTCCTGTTTCGGCATCCTCCGGAGCGACACCGGAACGTTCATATTCGTAAAGGAGCCGTACCGCACGGTCATAGCCATACCGGGCCGTTACGGAACCGTCTTCATGGAAAATCAGGCTGCTTGTGAAACCGGCCGCAACTGAATCGTTCCGCATGGCGGCCGCCTCAGAACTTTTCCAGGCACTCTTCCAACACTGACTGGAGGGAGGCCGTGCCGGTAAAGCTGGTCTTAACCAAAAGATCGCCGCAGCGGTAGACGAAGGGGTTCCCATTCATCTGCCGCGCCACGTCCAACAGGCGCTCGGCGGGCGGGAGGTCGGGGTTCACCGTGATACCACGGATATCCGCAGCCGAGGCCGGGTCGATTTCCCGAATATCCACGCCTTTTAACTTTTGATATTCTTCCGTTGAGATTTTCCCGTCCCGCATGGTAATCTCCTCCTTGTCCCATATGTATTTAACGATATGAAGCGGAGCAGCCGGCTATGACGGCCATCTCCTGAATAAAAGGAAATGCCCCCCGGAAATACACCCGGAGAGCACTCCTTTTTGACAGTCTGGTGATACCAAAAGAGGATGTTTCAGAAGCACACCGGCCTCCGAAACATCCTCTTTTGGTAGCTTAATTATAACACATGAATATCTTTCAATGGAAGTCCAAAATTATTTCATTTTTCGCCACTCAGCGGTCAGTCCGCGTTCAAAATTCAGTCGTCCCACTCCAGTACAACGCCGGCGCTTTGCAGTGCCAGGTACATCTCAGCCAGATCTTCGATTGCTTTCTGGCGGTACCTTCGGAATGTGCTCTCACTCAGGCCGAGTTCCAGAATGATATCTTTCCGCTCCTTTCCCCTGATATATAATTCCTGTATGATCGTTGACAGCGGCTTGGGGAGCTGAGACACACAATAGCCCAGACGATATTGGACCCGTTCCAGCCGCTCCAAATCGGTTGAGATGTTCTCAATCTGTTCACGGTTCTGACGCGCAGCCTGATCCTCATAGTTCAAAGCGATATGATAGGTCTTGTCCGAGATATGCCCGCAGACCGGCACACCGCCGTCTGTATTTCTGGAATAGGCCATTGCCTCCAGCATTTCCTCGGGCGTCACCTGATTGGGGTGGTACCATTCATGGCGCAGCAAGGCGAGTTTCTTTTCCCGAAAGGTATACCCTTCCAACAGTTTCACGATTTTGTCCTGCATTTCCTTCATAATTTCCCTCGCTTTCTCCTTTTTCTGCATCTATCTATTGGGCTTAAAGAAGATCACACTTTTATAAGTGAAAGCAATTTGCTGAAATTATGAGCAGTCTTTCTAAAGATGTAAAAAAGGATCGAATCCGCCAAGAAAACAATAGCGCATATTTATATGGGAAATGTAATAATTTCTTCTTTATTTTTTCAACTTAACGACTGTTTTCTCCATAATTTGACACCGCTAATGCAGTGTAGCGCGAAATATACCGTTTCGCCGCAAACTGCTGCTGTCTAATATATGGTCAAACCACAAAAAGGCCCGTTATCTCAGTTCATACAAACTAGGATAACGGGCCTTTCATAAAATCTACAGTTTTAGAAGCAATCCGGAATATATAGGAAAGCAACAATTCCTCCGCCTATGTTGTTATTCCAGAGAGATTTTCAGTGTTTTTCCCAGACTCTGCGCCATCTTTTGCAGAAACGCCAGGGAGGGATTATAGCTTCCGCTTTCAAACCGGGAAATATTAGCCTGCGCCGTTCCCATACGCTCAGCCAATTCCTTCTGGGTCATGCCAGCCGCCCTACGGCTTTCGATTTCAGCGCGGATAATTTCGTACTGGGGGCCAAGCGCATCGTACTCCTCCTTGACTTCGGGACGCTCTGCAAAGATTTTGGCCTTATACTGCTTAAAATTCATTTTAAATACCTCATTCAATCAATGCAAGGATCAATGATCAAAGTGATTGTATATATTTATTATAGATCATTGATTCTATTGTGTTGTGCGTAAAATCTTTTTGCCGCTTTTATGCACTTCGATCTATTATGTATTTCCACTTCTCTCCTGCCTCATGAAATGGGCAGGAGAGAAGTTTGGTTTCCTTTGTGTTTATCATAGCACACCATTTATGTCGTTTCCCCTGGAAATCTGTCTCTAAGGATGCCGGTTTTCGTAGTCCTGGAGCCGCTTCTTTGCGAGTTCGATTTCTGACTTTGGCGTCTTCTGGCCTTTCTTTGTAAAGCCATGAAGCAACACAATTGTGTCCTCCTTCCGAAGGAAATAGAAAATGCGATAGATGTTAGAAGAAAACTTGGAGCGCAATTCCCAAATGGGACCATCAATATGCTTGGTGTATGGCTCATGCAACTCTGAACCGTATTCTTCCAGCAGTTCGATATCTCGCATAACTTTAGCAAGATCCTTCTTCGGAAGGGGATCTAAAAAGTCGGAAATCACATCCTTTCCGGCTTCTGTGGTATAAAAAACTACTTCCATAAACTCACCCCCTAGTGGAAGTAAGGCGATCATATCATATATGATATGTATTGTCAATATCATAAACGATATATTTAGGTGACAACATAAATGGAAATTATCAGTTCCCCTCCATGTAAGCGCAGGGGGCTGGCCATAATGGCCCAGCCCCCAATGCAATCTAAGCTCTTTGATTTTTAGGCTGCCTTTTGAAAGTGGATGGCATTCGCCCTCACCTGAAGCTCCTGTGAGAGCAGCTTCAGCGTAGAGAACTCCTCAGCCAGCCCATCCAACTCCCGGCGGAGGATCTCCTCATAGTGACGCTTGCGCTCCTCCAGGCCGCGCACCTTCAAAACCCAGCGTTCCATCACGGCCGGGCTCTGACAGTTGCTCTTGATGAAGTAGTCGCACCGCTCCTGATACTCGGTGATCTCCTTTTTGACCGCATTGTAGAACTCCTCAGCCATCTTGCTGCGCTGTTTTTCGTCGTCAATGATGTAAAAGCTGTTGACGACAAGAGGGGTATTGTTCCGGTTCATGCCCCCCAGAAGCCCGATGAAATCCTCGAAGATATCCACCTTCTCCATGTGACTTCTGGGAACAAAGTACAGGTGTCCGTTGATGCTCAATTTGGTGGCCTCCATTTCCCGCAGGAAGTTTGCACAGATGGTCTCGATCTGCTTGCGGTTGGCGCACCGCTGATAGAGCTCGAACAGCTCCTCCGCCTGACGGCAGCGGGCCTGCACGTCAATATCCGGGTCCATTACGATGTTGGTACAGTAGATCTGCCCATCCTTCCGGTCGCAGGTGATGTTGGCCAGCTTCTCATAGCGGTTGGTCTTCTGGTTCAGCGTCTCCTTCACCAATTCCCGTGAGAGCGCATCCGCCGTGTGCTTGTTGTCCCGGCAATAGACGAGGTAAATGTTTGTCTCGCCGGCAACCGTGACGGGCTTGCGCTCCTTGATGTCCCCGGTGGCGGAGCGGAAGGCGTCAGCCACCGAAAGCCGGGTGCCGCCGGAATAGGAGATACCCATGCTCTCGCACAGTTCGGAGAGCTGCGCCTTTTCCACCAGCAGGTTTGACAGGGAAAAGTAGAGGAACTTCCCCAGCATATTCTGGGCGTCTCCCTGGGATGCGGCCACAAAGTCGTTCATATGAAACAGGTTTCCCATAAAGCTGATTGCCCCTTTCAAAGCTGATGATTATGGTTTGTCTGTTAACGGTTATGTGTGCAAAGAGTAGTACGCGTTTTTCAGTTCTTCTTCTCTGTGCAGGATGACGCCGCCGCACAGACCCGTTCTTCCTGGCAGATACTCCCGGAAGGTGAAGCTGAACGGATCACAGTCATCGAAAAATCGAACTTCGCCTCCATTCCTCCAGTGAAAATGATCGCGCAAAAAGCGAACTAGCCTCCGGCGCAGCAACGGAACCGCCAGGACATTTTTCAAATTGTTCGGCGCGTCAAAATGTAACCAGGGGTCTGCGAGCCGACCGAAAGACAGAAACGCCCGCTCTTTCGGGCCGTCGGGGGAAATGCTGTCGTGGAGAAAGCGCATCGTTTCACAAAACGGGAGCCGTATCAGCTCTTTCCGTCCGCTTAACGTGCCGTTGTGATCGGAGAGCCATGAGAAGCAGATGTGCAGATCGTTGGTCTCTTGAACATGCCAAAGACTGGCAAAGGAGCTGAGATCGGATACCATACAGCTTTCATCGGCCAACCGTTTCAGGGCGCTGCGCAGAATTACAAAGCGATGCGGGGATTTATAGCTTCGGCTGACTGTCCGGAAGGAAATGCGGTCCTCCGACGCAGTCACCTTTACCAGAGTATTTTCGTTCAACATGGATATCCTCCTTGTATACTAAATAAAAAGTCAATAAAATCAGGTATCAGCAGGCTATGAGATGCCCGTGATACAATGGCTGTAGGACAGCAGTGGCAAGCTCTTTTCCTCCTCGTTGAGCCGCAGGGCTGCTTCAAAATGAGTCCGTTCTCCTGAACCGGAAGTTAGCTCATATTTATCTCATCGCCGTGCGGCTGAGAAGATAGTCGTCCACACCCTTGTAAGCTGGGTCCCAGGTGTATTTATAATAGCGGATGCCGGGGATACGCTGTACCTCCTTCCGCATGGCGAGAACCGCGCCTCTCACGTGAGGATTGGTCATCTGGTCTGAATCCATGGCCTCCACGACCTCCCTGACCTTCAGACCCTCCAGCGTTTTCCGAAGGCCGCCGATGGCGTTGACGCCGCCAATGCACACGAAGAGCGCGTCGCTCCCCAGGAAAGACGCCACATCCCCCTTGAGCGGCCCTTCGGTCAGATAGGCCCGTTTCCGACTGGTATCCCCTGTCACATGGACCCAGGAATAGCTCCGGGTTCCGTTGGGGGCGCCCCGTGTGGACAGCCAGCGGTACTTTCGGTCCGGCTTGCCGGCGTCGTCCAGACGGATTTTGAGCCCTTGAATGAGACCGTCCCTGTCACGTACCGGGATCAAAAAACCTTTGGGACCGCTGAGCGTCCACTCTCCATAGCGGGTACGGAAGCCGGGGAGCCCCTGAAGCTCCTGTCCGTCGGAGCGGAGGAGGGCGGCGAGAAGCCGCCTCCCCTGTTCCGTTTCCGGCATGCTGCGGTATTGGTTTTGCTGGATGCGTTCCTCTGAGAGCCCCCGTTCCAGCAGGTTCTCCCTGTGCTTGTCCAGCAGTACGAGGTGCTCCAGCATTGTGGTGTAGGCGGCGTGCCGCTGCGCAAGCGCAAGTGGCTGCCGCTCTGTTTTTGGGGACGCCGGCGGATGCGGCATCGGATAGATTTTTGAGCCCTCCGCCAGCGCCCGGTACGCCTCTTTATTGCCGATCCCATGCAGCCTTGCGTACAGCGTGACACTGTTGCCGCGGGCGCCGCAGAGGTTGCAGCGGTATTGGTCGGTGCTGGTGTTGAGACTTAAATGGTATTTCCCTGGCCCGTGGTCGCCGCAAAAGGGGCAGGCCGCCTCGACCTCCTCGCGCCGCAGCGTCCGGGCGTCCAGCATCAGCCCGCACCGTCTGGCCGCGTCCACGATCGGAAGTTTCTCATAGGTCATGCCCGTGTGTCAGGCGCCCCATGCGGCTCATGCCGCCTGTGCCTGAGCAGATGCCTGGATGGGCTGGAGCGGTTGGACGGAGAGGGGCGCATGGGGAACAACCCTGGCCATGATGACCTGCCCGGTAGGCTTTACGTTTGACAAATCCTCAATGGATTCCATGTCATCCGCAAATACCGGGTAATTCCGCCCGGTCAGCCGCTTCACCATCTCGGACACCTCCATGCCGGCCCGCAGCCGTTCCGAGTGGGAGAGGCACTTATAGAGGCGGCCCTTCGTACAGCCCTCCGCCTGGTAGGTAAAACGGAAGGCGTCCTTGCGCTCTCCTGTGCTTTTTACAATGTCGTAGAGGGAAATGGCCACCCGGTTCAGCTTTAGAGGGGCAAAGGTCAGTTCTGTGCGCTTGCTGATGTAGATGATTGCATCTGAGATCTTCTCCCTGAGTTCTGTGATCTGGCTTCTGGTATTTTCGATCTGGGCGTTAAACTCCGCCTCCGTCCATCCAGCCGTAGTCTGATTCGCTTCGATCTTAGCCTCCAGTTCCCGGATTTCCTCCTTGCACTCTTTCAGGCGGTCATAACCCGCCTGTGTCAGATTGCCGTATTCCAGCGCAGAGGTCAGCTCCTGGATCTGTTCCCTTAATGTTTCCAGCTGTTCCTCACCCCGGCGGTCCTCCTCCAGTTCCCGGCGCTGACTCCGTAGGCGTTCCAGTTCCTCCGACCAGGCCCTCAGATCATCCTGCTTGAACTGCACAAAGGTTTCCGCTGCCTGCTGGTCCAGCGCTTTCAGCTCTGCGAATTGAGCCTGCTGCTCTTTGCCCTGTGCAATGAGCGCCTGGACAAATTTCTCTGTCTCAGCGCGGACCTCTTCCAGCGCCGCCTCCGTGATGGGGCGATGGCAGGTAGGGCAGCATACGCCGGGTGCAAAGGACTGGAAGTTGTGCAGCTCCTGCTTATATCGCCGTCCCAACTCACTGACACGGGCCGAGATATCAGCCAAAGGCTGCAAAAATTTTGACTGGTAGGACTCCGCTTGCCGGGCGGCAACTTTTTGGGTCAACTCTGAAATCTGCCCGTCGATCTCGGAAAAACGCTCCGCGCTCCGAAGGTCGCGGGATGTTTCGTCGTATTGTCGGCTCAGCTCCACAAGCTGTCGTTCCATCTCCTTCGGTTCCAGACCGGAAAAGCGTTTCTGCTCTAAATGACCGGCCTCCTCCTGGAGAGACTGGAGCTGTTCATTCAGGGAAGCCGACACCTTACTGGACTCCCGACCCTGAAGGCAGGTGAGATCCTTCTGCCCGGTGAGATAGATGATCTGTTCCTCCAGCTCACGGATCTGTTCCCGCTTGCTCTTGAGATAGACCTCCGGGGACAGGATCTCCTCGTCCTTCAGACTCTCCTGTACGTGTTCGGAGAGCTGTGAGAGAACCGTCTCATGGGGGATCACCGGCAGATACCGCTCCAGAAGGTTTTTCCCATCGTCCTCCAATACCTCGATAAAATAGAGCGGGTTGAAAATAGAGAGGAACACATCGCGTTCCCCGAACATGTCCGTAAGGTCGGTCTGTCGGATGTCATAGCCGTCATAGGTGATGACCATGCGGCTGTTTTTCCGGAGACGGTACAGCTCATGCGCCGCGCCGTCCTGGTCCACAAACCGCAGCCGGACCGACAGTTCCATCTGCTGTTTCATGGCGTCATTGTAAAGCCGGTCGACGCCGCGCTCCCCGAAAAAGGGAAGGCCGGTGACCGCGAAGGCGACCGCGTCGGCAAGGGTGGATTTGCCCTGGCCATTTCCACCGGTGATGACCGTCGGATTGCCGAAAACAAAGGTGGCCGGCTCCAGGTAGTTCTTAAATCCGGCGAGTGTCAGCTCCGTAATGTAGAATTGCTCTATTTTTTTCACAGCGCGTCTCCCTTCCAAAATTTTCTCAAATATTTATCACAGATTCCTACGCCGCCTGGGGGGCTGTTGCGATCCGGTAGTCCTCCAGCACATAGAACACAACGGTGTCCTGCCGGCGGACGGACAGACGCACGCCAGTCAGCAGCGTTCCCACAGTCAGGGCGTGATGCTCGCCGGGGGCGAAGGCGTCCACCTGTTTCCCGTCGGCTGCCTCCAGGCGCACCAGCGTGTTGACCGTATTCATCCCCTTCTGTACCTTGGACGCCGCCACCCGGTACTCATACGTGTTTTGAGAGGGCGCGGACGATGCTGTGCGGGAGCGACTTCCTGCGGCAGAGCTGACCTGCGCCTGTTCAGCCTTGGCCGTGCTGCCCTTTGGGGCCGCAGATGGTGCGGCCGGCTGCGTGGAACAGGCCGCGCCCGGCTTCTGCTCCGGGACCGGGGCGCTTTGGACAGAGCCCGGTGCGTCCGGGGGCGCTCCGTCTTCCTCCTGCTCCGGGATGTCCTTGGGCACCAGCAGCGCCTCGGTCCCGCCTGCGGGCATGGGCTTCAGGCCCAGCCGGTCAAGCAGCTTGAGGTATGCGTTGTCCAGCTTCTGGCGCTGGTCGTCCCGGATGAACCAGGTCTTCCCTTTCTTCTCAATATCGACCCATACTGTATTCATGTCGTAGAGGACCCGGCCGATGCCCCACTGGTAGGCCGCCCGCTTCATGCTGTCGGAGAGGCCGCCCTTTACAGGCTCGATCTCGGAAAGCTCGGCGCCGTCCCACTTGCAGACCCACTCCTTGCGCTCGGCAAAGTAGATGGCGATGCCGCAGAGCTGGGAGATAATCTCCTTGTCCTCCAGCTTTCGGTAGTCCTCCTTGCCCGGTACCTTGGCAACGAACTTATGCCAGGGCTTGAATCTGTTGTACCAGTTTTCCACGCCCACCACGTCGTCCAGCCGGTACTGAATGGCCCGGTTGGTCACATAAGGGACGGCGATGCCGCGCATCTCCTGGGGATATGCCTTTTGCAGCCTCCATTCCAGGTCGCCCGCTGCGAAGGGCTTTGCCAGGGCCTCCTGGATCTGTTTGGCGGTTCGTTGTTCCATGCCTTACCTCCCAATGATAAAGTCCCCTAGGGTGTCGCCGCGGGGCACCAGAACATCCGTATAGTAATACGCGGGGTCTTTGTCCTTCAGGTGTTCCATCAGCTCGGCATGGCCAAGTCCGAGGCGGTTGTGCTCCCGGTCGTACAGATCATCGTTGTCCGGCAGGCCCAGCACATAGCGGGGAAAGTGCTTCATGCTCAGGATATTTTTGTATCTGGGCAGGACGTTATTGCCCGCACACAGCTTCCGGTCCGGATGGACGTTGGAGAACGGATACTCATACATCGCCGTCTCCGGCCTTGGGGATTCATCCGCTGCAACGCCGATGGAACACTCCGCGATCCGTCCGGTGTTCAGCATGCGGATACCGAACACCAGCCGGGGGAGCGGGAAGTCTGGGTACTCCGTATTCAAATAGGTCAGATCGGCCCGCAGCTCCGGGTTCCACAGCACAAAGTACCGCTCCGAGCCGTTCATTGCCACGGAAAGGCAGTGCTCCGGCAGGAAGCCGCTGGAGAGAAAATCCTTGTTGTTATAACCCTCGTTGAGCGCACAATAGAGGTCAAACGGGTCAATCTGCTGACAGGATATCACCCCATCTTCCTTTTTCTCCTCCACAATGAGCAAACCCCGTTCCGGGGACCACCGGATGCAGGAGTCCCGCGTATAATCTCTGTTTTCTGGCCGAGCCATCAGGCCGCCTCCTTATCACTTTCATTTTGCTGTTCCAGGCACAGCTTCTCCAGGCGCCGGTTTTCCCGGTCGAGATAGCGCAGCAGATCCACCATGGAATTGGCAAAGCCCAGCGTATCGCAGCAGTCCGGAGAGAACCGCAGCTTTACGCAGGTCGATTCATCCATAGGGGAGAACTGCACTCCTGTCACTGAGTCCGTCACCATGCAGAAATACAGCGCGATGTCCTCCAGGCGTTTCCGAAGGGCAAGCCTGTGCCCATGTGTGGTGTCCAGCCGGCCGGTCAAAGACAGATAGCAGTCTATATTGGGATGAGAGAAGGACATCGTTGTGGCACCCCATTCTTCATCTATATCAAATACCGCTGCGGGGAAAAGCTCCCAGGTGAAGGTATCTGCCAGCTCATACAGCTCATCCATCCCTGCCTCTGTGCAGTGGTTGAGTGTTTTCAGAAATTCCTCCCTGGTCTGTACGCCGTGCAGGTATTTCAGCACGCGCAGCACCAGAAGTACATCCTCTTCGTAATCATCGTAGTCGTACATTGTCCCCCTCCTCAGAAGAATACCTGCTTTTCCAGCGCCGCAGGCTCTATGCCTTGAAGCATCCTGTTAAAGCCCTGCAGCCAGTTCGACTGGTTGATTTTGTACCTGTGCTCATAGTCCTCCGGCGTCACGTGGCTGAGGTCGAACGCATCCCAGTCCAGCTTTGTCAGATCGATGAGCTCGTGGTTCTTCAGCCTGTCGAATACCTCCCGCTGGAGGTAGGCGCTGTACTGCGCCGGTTCCGACATGGGCTGGCTGGGCGGAAGCTGCTGCAAAAGCCGGAAGAACTGCTCCGGGTCAAATCTCATCATCACACGGCACCTCCGGCGGCTCCAGGCAGACCATGCAGAGGGCATAACGTTCGGGGTGCGCCAGCGTCTGCTGCACTTCCTTCGGTTCAATAGACGCCCGTTTCTGCGCGACATGGTAAACACCGCAGTCGGGAAGAATCTCGCCCTGCTGCATCGCCAGATGCCAGAGGCCGTGAAACATCAGGTCAGGATCGCTGCCATCTATAACGGCCGGACAGACGATGGTACCGTCCTCCTCAAAAAATTGATCTGGATTCAAGCGGGACAGCGTGTTCAGCGTATGGTGCATGATCGCGCCAGCCTGCCTGTCCAGCGCCTTACGGTAGAGCTCCCGAAACAGGGGCGGGGCAGCTCGGCCGAGAACCACGCCGAAGGGGGCGTAACCTCCCTGTTGTTCCAGTCGGAGCTGGGGATAGAATTTGGAGAATTTTCTGCCAAGGCCAGACTGAAGCAAGCTGGCTACAGTAGACCATACGGCGCCCTGCGCCGTGCGGTCATCTGCGGGAAGCCCCTCAGCCGGAACAATGAGCGCCAGAGGAAGCGCTGTCATAGCCATATAGCATACCTCATTTCTTAATATTCTTCTGGAAGTAAACAGGTCGTGGCCGATCGGTCCGCCTCCGTAATGATCCAGAGCTTTCTGTCATTTTGCATGGCGTAGGCAGAAAATAGGCGGCCTCCCCGGATAAGTGGCTGGTTATTGAGTCTCCAGTCCTCCTTTGAAAGTTCTCCCCAGTCTCCGGCCAGGTGCCGCCTGATACACAAAGACAGCTCTATGCGTGAGAACTGTTCCAGGGCGCCAAGTGTAGCATAGAATTTTCCAGGCTGGAACCGTTTGACCGCTTCCGTTTCCGTAAATAACATCATTTCCTCCTCGCTATGCCAGGGATTTAAATCCGTTAGGCGTCAGAACATTGAAGATCATTTTGTTGGCGATTGTCTCGCGGATCTCCGATCCCAGGTGTTTACCTTCAGCGCTGAATTTTTCCTCCGTCTCCGTCCGGATCACTTTGACAATGCGTCCTTTTATGACGTGTGGAAAATTGCACCGGACGAGCCCGTTGATCATACCGGAGCCGCCCACAAGGCCGATCTGCCCGATGGAGAGCGGGAGCGGCGGCCGTTTTACATCGTTGTCCAGTTCGCTGCGGGCCATAAGCTGCTGAAAGCTGTTGGATCGCTTGAGCTGCTGCTCCAGCTCCTTCTGATTGAATCTCTCGCCCATGAAGGTCGTGACCTCCAGGGGGTAAGCTGGAAGCGCATACCGGTGCTCCGGCAGGTCTGAAATGCTGGGGATGGATGCGGGGGAGACCGCGTACTGCTCCAGCCACAGGGTATCCGGCGGCTCCGTCCCTCTCCGCTTCCGAAGGCCCAGGACGGCCACCTGCTTGAACCGCTTGAACTCCCCATCGGTAAAGCGCCAGACAGAGAGAGCCTCAAAATTGTCCATCAGGATACGGCAGATGTCCGGGGTAAGGCGGTAATAGGGGATCACATAGATCAGCAGGCCTCCATAGGTCAGGTGGCCGATGCTCTCAATGAGAAACCGCTTTTCATGCCGGGAGTGCCCACCACTGCCATTGAGTACGGACAGATAAGGCGGATTCAGAAACAGCAGATGGAACGCCTCACGGCTGATCCGGCTGAAGAAAAAGCTGCCGAAGCCTACACGGTGCAGGCGGGTCTGCGCCTCCCCGGCGCGGCTTTCGTCCAGCTCCACGCCGTAGGCAAAGCAGTTGTTCCCCTCGGCGAGCTGCCGCAGGGCCTTCCCACAGCCACAGCAGGGATCGAGGAGGTTGGTGGTAACGCCCTCTGGGAACTGAATACCCCGGAGCAGCAGTGCGACATTGTCCGGGTCGGTGGGGTAATACCCCAGCTTGATATTGTTCATGAGCCGTCCGACCACGGCGGCATTGGTGGTACCGCTGACCGGAAGAGAACCAGCAAAGCCGCAGAGTGCGTCATAGACCGGCTTATAAGCCGTTGACATCAGATCGAAGCAGGCAAGCCCCGTGTGGAGCTGTCCCGCGGCAGCAGCCAGCTTGTACTCCTCCACCTCCATGAGACAGGGCCGAACGTTGGAGAACGCTTCCAGCAGATAGCCGCGCACCTCCTGCAGATCGGAATAGGCATCCCGGGCGGCAGCAAGGCCGGTACTGCGGGCCTTCTCAACCCTGGCCCTCTGCACCACCAGGGACTGCGCCATACGCAGAATCATGAGCTGGCAGTCCTTGAGCCGTTCGGAGGCGTAAAACTGCTGCTCATCCCGCTCCTCAAGCGGCCCGCTCACAGCCGTACCCCTTCCGCAAGGAGGAAAAACGCTCCAAAATCTCATTGTAAGAGCACTTTTTCAAATCGTTCAAACTCAGATACCGGTTGTGCCCGCCCTTGTGGTCGTGGGCGTTCCGGATGGTACGGTACAGGACCGGCCCAACCCAGCTGCAGCAGCTTTGAGAGATCTCAATAAAGATACCGTTGTTTTCCCACATTCCGTAAAGGCAGCATTCGCCGGATACGGCGATCCCACCGGCGTTGGATCGGACGGTCACATCATGCAGGCAGAGATCCTTTGCCAAGGCCCGCAGGAAGGTTTTCCCCACGTTCAGGAAGGTTCGCTTGGCCCCATTCGGACCACACTCCCGTTCTCCTCCGATGTAGCTGAGATCCTGACTGAGCAGCGCGGCTAGACGGCGCATATTGAGTTCCTGAGACTTGTTCGACATATTTGCTTCCTCCACATTCTCAATCATTTTGTTGCAAATGTCGGGAAGGCCGGGAAGCCTGCTGCTTCCCGGCCTTCCACGCGGGCGGTTCAAGCCGCCTCGCGTTTTTTCGTGGTCGTATTCTGTCCCGCTGAGGCAGCGCCGGTCTCCGCCTGAGAAAGCGGACACCGGCGGCCGGCATACGCCAGCAGACGGAGCGTACCGTCCGGCTGGAGCATCCCCCGGCAGGCTCGGATCTGGAGCACGGCCTTTCCATCTACCGTCAGGACGCGCCGCTCCTCATAGGCAACCTCCCGCATGCGCTCATGCCGCGGGAGGAATGACACGCTGCTCCTGAAAATTAAATGCAGGCGCGTTTTCCTCCGGAGTGCCTGGGATGAGACGGAGCGTATAGCCGGATTCCCGGGCCAGCTTGAACAGGCCGATCACGCGGTTGAGCTCTTCATCCGGCTCGTCCTCTGCTTCCGGGGTCTGTCCCGCCTCCGGTTTTGCGTCAGTCTCCGGGATATGCGCCGTATCGGCATTGACCTCCGGTACGGCACCAGCCTGGCCGGCGGCCTCCGGTACGGACTCCGCTGGCATATAGTCCGCGTCCATCGGCTCATACAGGCCGTTCCGGGCCGTGAGACCGATCCAGAAGGAACGCAGCGCGGAGAGCAGAAGCGTGGCGAGCATACCGCGTTTTTTCGGTTTGAGGTGAATCACCTCGTCGGCTATCACCTGGTCGATCTCGCTAATAGCCACGGTCAGCTTGCCGGTCTCCACATAGGCCGCGGAGAGGAAGCAGGATACTGTTGCGCTGTCCGAAGCGAACAGCTCCGGCGTCTGGACCCGCCTGGCAAGCAGGCGGCGGCAGAAGACAGAGCCGGTCTCCAGCTCGTCCAGGCAGATTACATCTGCAGAGGTGGTGCCGGTGCTGAGCACGCCGCCGCCCGTGATGGTCTTGGCCTTGACGCCGTAGGTGGTCTTCAGGCACCCCTCTACTACAAGATGCTCCGTTTCCAGGGACTCATAGCACACGGTATGTCCTTTGGGAATATAGACGGTTTTCATAGTTCTTACACTCCTGTCAATCAATTTCTGGCCGAGGGCACGGCATTCGGCTGTGTCTTTTCCTTCTGTCGCTCTATTTTCGGTACGTTACGCTGCGTCCGCATCACTCTTTACCCGGACAGGGAGTACCAGTGCGTGGTCGCTGCGGTCCTCTGCCCCGATCACAATGGGAGACATCCCACCGCTGAACTTCACCGTGACCCATGGTTCACCGGAAAACTGTTTTAAAGCATCCATCATGTAGACCAAATCGAAGCCGACGGTCAGATCCGTCTTTCCCGAAATTGATATGGCGGTCCGGTATTTCTCCCCGGAGGCCAGCGCTGTGAGCGTACCGTTGTGGAAATAGACATACGGCTTAGCCCTCTTGGGAAGGAGACCTTTCAGGTAGGTGAGCTCCCGCAGGAACTCTTTTGAACTGACCGTGAACTGCTCGGCATATCGCTGCGGGATCGCTCCCTGGAAGTTGAATACGGATAATTCACGGTGATGAGAAAACAGATGCGTGCGCCCGTCTGTGACTTGAAGGTAGCGCGCTCCCCAGAGGAAATCCACCCGGGCCTCGCCAAACACCTTCAAGTGGGCCAGAAAGTCCAGCTGGAGGCCGAACTCCCGCGGCGCTGTAAGGCTTTCATCGGTGTCCCATGCCATCCGGCGGCCGTCCAGGGCAAAAATACTGTTGCCGCTGAACTGGATGCAGCTGCCGATTGGCCGGGCATGGGCCGAAGGCTTCTCGGCCGCATATCCGGTGCGCTTGATCCGGTCCATAAGCCGGCCGGCCTGGACAGAAAACAGAGGGGCGCCGTCCTCATTGGGCAGATCGGGGTAGTCCTCTCCGGAACTGGCTTCAAATTCGCAGGTCCGGGCTCCATTTCGCATGGTGAGCCGGGAGCGGGGACGCTTTTCGTTCTCCAGCACGTCATACTCCATGACCAGTTCTCCGCAGAAGTACCGGCTGGCTTTCTCCGCAACGCAGCTTCGGGAAAAAATGAAGGAAAATTCATCCCCCTGGGCCGGGATTTCTGTGATAAGCCATGTCGTCAGGTCTGTGGCGGCCAGGATACACTTGTCCGGGTATGCGTGGACGTAGACCTCGTTCAGGCAGGGAATCCTGGACTTGCGCGGCACCGTACAGGCGTTTGCCAGCGCGTCGGAAAATGGCTTCGCGTCAACGATGGTTTTCATGCTGCCACCCTCTTTGCACTTTCTAAAGCTGTTTGCATTTTTGCCGTCTGTGTGGAAAACTCTGTAACACGGACGCGGCTGCGCCCATGGGTCAGGATGTTGTAGACCATATCCACCATTACGGTAGCCGCCATAATATTGGCCGCCATGCTCTGCGGGTCCGCCTGGGCCGCCTCTGCGCAGCTGATCTCCGAGGGGAAACGGTCCTGCGCCTTCAAAATTTCAGGGGCGATCCCGCCGACGGGCTTAAAGATGGTACGCCCATTCCGCCGCACCCCGCAGACCACCTGGCCGGAGAACTCCTCATTCCCGCTGTCAATATAGACCAGGTCTTGCGACTGGCAGAACGCCTCGTGGCAGAGCCTCCGGGACTTGTTGTTGTCCACACAGCCCAGCAGAAGCACCATTTCCCGCTTGAGCTTATAGAGATAAGGACCTTCCTTGATCTCCCAGATGCCGGGCCGGATCAGACGCATCAGCTCCTCCCGTGTCTCCACGAAGGAGGGCACATATTCCGCCTTCATCCCAAACACGGAGGCATACCGCTCAGCTAACACCCTGGCCTTGTTCTGCCCCAGGTCGGCGGGCGCAAAATTCTGTCGGATAAGGTTTTTCGCTTCCACCAGGTCCCCGTCGCAGAGGATAAACCGTGCGGGCCGGTTCAATGCGTGCAGCAGCCGGTAGAGGTGGGGGGCGGCGTGCCCGCCGGTCCCGCCAGTTCCCAGCATCACAAGCTTGACCGGGACATCGGTGGGAAACCTCATGGCTCCACCTCCGGGAACTCGGTGTATGGCCGTAAGTGCCGGTAGGGCGTCCGGATCGGCTTGGCCTGGCCGCGGTCTTTCCGCCGCTTCACATGCCCGCTCCACTCCTCCGGGAATGGCTGAGTCAGGCCCTCGATAATCGCTCCGGGATCGATCTCCACAAAAGAACCATTGCAGGAGAACCGCGCCCGCAGCTCCGGGAAGAAGCGGTTTACCTGTCCCATAACAAGATAGAGGCCGGTGCCCTGCTCATCCTGGTCATCCTTTGGGGAGAAAAATGCCTCCATCGAATTGTGGCTATGAAGGTCTGCGTAGCGGATGTACCGGGTATCATCGTCATAAGGGCAGTCACGGAGATCCGCCTCGATATCCCCTGTGGATACAACCTGCGGGGGCACATAGGCGAAAAACCGCTGCTCGACCTTATCCCAATAGATAAGCGCCAGTGCCTCGTTCTCCTCGTTTTCCCGCATGAAGGAGCGGAAGAAGGCGGTGATCTGCCCGATCAGCGCCATGGGGATCAGGGGCAAAGCCGGGGTAAACCCGGCCTTGACCACCTGAAACTCAGACGCTTTCTTCGCTGGGGCGATAAATTCCCCCTGTTCCAGCTTGCGCACCTCATAGAGCTTTCCGTCTCCGGAGGGGACGAGACAGATCACTTTGTCCGACTTCCTGGCCTCCTCCAGAGACTCACAGTGGGCTTTGTAAGGAGAGAGAATGCCCTTAGTCTTCATGATAACCTTGGGTCTCACCAAGCAGTCCGGATTCTTGTCCTTGGACTTTTTCAGGGCCTCCAGGAACTCGCGGGACCGCTCAATGCTCTGCTTCATAGCGGCGATGGTCGTCCCCTTGGGGTCCTTGACTTCCTTTCGGATGCCGCCGTATTCCATTGACCAGGAGACAGTTTTGCCCTCTTCCAAATCCACAAAGTCCTCAGCCTTGCAGATGCGCAACTCCTCAAAGGTAATCGTGGGATCTTCGATGGGTTCTTTGGCCCCCTTGTGGCAGAAGATGGGCTTTTTCTCCAGAAGGTTTTGCTGGGCGTTTGCCATTTCCTGCTTGGCAAACGCCGCTTCAATGGGATTGGCGGGTTGTTCAGCTCCACAGGAGACTGCGTGACAGGCGCCGCGGGGGGCGGCGCGATAGGCGCCGCAGGGGACTGCGCGACAGGCGCCGCAGGGGGCTGTGTGA